ATCCATCGCGGCGGGTTTGGCGCCGAATGCACTGTTCAAAAAACGGATTGCGGCGATCGGTAAATCGATTGACGCACATCCGAAGCTGACGGCGGCACGGGTGGCATTGATGCAATTACAATCTGAGGAAGGGTGAGTTATTCGATGAGTGAGAACATATTTGAAAAAGACTTCACTCCGCAATGTCAGCATCTGGCGTGGCTGGTGGAACATCTTGACGGGTGGCAATTCGGAGAGCAGGGGTTGATTCCGGCGATTCTGAAAGCGTTGAGGCTATCCAAGGGATTTTGTATAGAATTTGGGGCAGGTGACGGCGTTTCATTACCGATCACGATCGCCGAAATGTATAGACAAGATCCGCTGGCGTGCGTATTGGTGGAAATTGACGAATCAAGACGCGAATCGCTTCGCAGTTTGTATCCACTTGCAACGATTCTGAATACACTGAACTGGGACATAAAGTACATCGATGAATCGAATGTTGTTGTGATCGACATCGACGGATCTGATTCTGTCGTCATGCGTGAGATGCTGCAAGCTGGCGTCCGTCCTGCGTTGCTGGTCGTTGAGCACTTCGACCGGCATTACCCGATCGCGACGTCGTTTCCTGATCCGATTCCACAATGGATGCTCGGCATAAAACTTGAAAGCGGACACGCGATCCAAGACACTGCCGAGACTTTGCACGCCATTGCAGGGAAATTTGGTTACGAGCGAATCGGATTTAATCGGTGCAATTCGTTCTTCGTGCGGCGTGAGTTGTTCACGGCGTTATTCCGTTGACACGCCAGACGTAATTTGCTAACGTACGGATTCAAGGCGGGAAATCCCGCACAAATTCAAACCGATTGAACTCCGCCAGACTCTTCAGCCGTGCGGCCAACAATTTGGAACTACCAAGTTTCATTTGCAGGCCATCACGGCTGTTTTCGTTTTGCTGGCCTGCTCACAATCAGCAGGAACCACAAAATGAAGTCATCAAGCCAGATCCGCGAAATGAAAGCGGAACTTACCGAAGAACTTGACGCAATTGTCGCAGTTACGGAACGCGAAGAACGCGATTTGAGCGACGAAGAAGCCACGCGATGCTCGGAGATCACCGACAAGCTGATCCCGACACTTAACAAGCAGTTGAAATCAGCGTTCGCAATCGAAAAAGAACGCAACAGCCGCATGGAAACACGGATGATTGACAAGATTGAAGAAACTCGCGTTGAGTCTGGGCGCGTCGATGCCGGTGCCGATAAAAACATGACGCGGTTTACGTCAATCAAAATTCCTGCCAAAGCAAAGAATTACGGAAAGCTGACAGCGTTTGTCGGGGAGCACGCAGAGCGTGACGCTTACGTGTCGGGCCAGTTCATTTTGGCCAACATCTTCGGCAATCAAAACGCCGCACGTTGGTGCAACTCAAATGGGATGCAAGTCAGCAACCTGATGAGCAGCAGCGACAACAGCAAGGGCGGGTTTTTTGTGCCTGACGAAATGAGTCAGGCGATTGTCAGGCTTCGCGAAGAACGCGGCATTTTTCCGCAGTTTGCGAATCGTGTACCGATGGGATCTGACATTATTCGTATTCCGCGAATCCTGACAGACGTCACGGCGTACTGGGTCGGGGAAAACACGGAAATCACTGCTTCCGATCCAGTTACTGGCGAAGCTGAATTGATGGCTCGCAAGCTGGGAGCATTGACAAAAGTTTCCTCAGAACTTGACGAGGATGCTGTAATTGAAATCGGCAACATGATCACAACCAGCATGGCATATGCGGAGGCTGACAAGATCGACGATGCAGCATTCAACGGTGACTCAACATCGACGTACGGCGGTGTTTTGGGCCTGAAGAATGCGTTGGATTCCAACGCGATCAGCACAGCGTTGTCTGGCAACGTGGGAGCGTCGACGCTGGATTTAGTGGACTTTGAAAACGCCATGGCGATCCTGCCTCAGTATCCCGGCGCGTCGCCTCGATGGTACATGAACTCAGCGGTGTTTTACTCGTCTGCGTTTGCCCTGATGAACGCAGCCGGTGGCAACACGAACGTAACGCTGTCGAATGGCGTGCCGCAGATGATGTTCCTTGGCTACCCGGTGAGCTTCGTCCAGGTGATGACTTCAACAACTGGCTCCGCAGTGAGCACTATCCTAGCGTACTTCGGGGATCTGCGACTTGCGGCATCTTACGGGGTTCGTCGGTCTGTTCGAACGGAAGTGTCGGTCGATCGGTATTTTGAACTCGACCAGATCGGCATCAAGACGACGCAGCGAGTGGCGATCAACATCCATGAACGCGGCGACACTATTCGCACTCGTCCGATTATCGGCCTAAAAACCGCAGCTTCCTGATCCATGAACTCACCCTCGTGGGTTTAACGGGGGACGCTTCGGTGTCCCTCGTTTCTCAAATTCAAACTCTCTGGAGAATCAATAATGAAAATTGCTCAACTCGGAACCAAAAGCGTGCTCTTCACGCCAACCGCGGCGGCTACCACGGCACGAACGGCGAACCTTGATTGCTCAGACGCAAATTATGCCACGATCGACGTGATGCTTGGCGTCGAGGTCAACACGAACGCGACAAACGTGATTCTGTCACTTAGCGAAAGCGACGACACTGTCGTCTCAAATTTCGCAACGTTCAACGCATCTTCGAACCGCACGGTTGATAATACCACTGCGACGATCGCGACAACGCACATCGACCTAGAAGGCCGAAAGCGGTATTTGCGAATGTCGGCTACTCCAGACACAACTACGAACGGCGCAGTCACGATCGCAATGGTTGCGACGTTGTACAAGCGAGTTATTTCGGCATCAACTACGATGCTCGGTCCAGACGTGGCGATTGTTTAATTTTGTTTCCTTGGGTGAGGGTGAGACATGCTGTCAGGTAAAGATGTTAAGGTGTCTGCCGTAATGACTTGCGGCAGGTACGAGGCTGTGTTCGCACGCAATATGATCGAGAAGGCTTTACGCTCGCTCGGTATCGGACTGGTGACGAGCCAAGGCGTGTTTTATGGCCAGTGTATGCAGCGGATGTTCATGGACTGCCAGAGGATCGGAGCCGACGTTATCTTGACGATTGACGGCGACTCGATATTTAAGGCAGAGCACGTCAAGCGGCTTTTGAATATCATTGTTCAGGAAGAGAAGATCGACGCCTTAGCATCGTTGCAATTACGGCGGGGCAAGGCGGATATTCTTGGGCATCATAAAGACAAATCGCAGATTGAATGGAGTGGCTATCCGGTCGAGGTAACGTCGGCACATTTTGGGCTGACGGCAATTAAAGTTGCAAAGCTGGAGACTGTCCAAAAGCCTTGGTTTTTTTCTCAGCCTGACAACAACGGCGAATGGGAAACGAATCGAGTCGATGACGATATCTGGTTTTGGAAACAGTGGCAGGAGGCTGGGAACTCGCTGTATCTTGACCCAGGTTGTCGGATCGGACATCTTGAGGAAATGGTGGCGAGTTTTGATGAGGATTTGAAGCCAATTCATGTGTATCCTTGCGACTGGCAGGAGGATGCAAAATGCGACTAAAGTTTCTTCGAACGTGGCGGCGGTTCAAACCGGGACAGGAAGTCGACACGCTTCCCGATGGTGTGGCGACGACGCTGATAAGGGTGAAAACTGCGGTTTTGGTTGGAGGTACAAACAATGTCACTGTCGCAGTCATCGCAGAAAATGGAGTTGAGTCGGCCAACGGTGGTGACAGGTCCGACGACCGAACCGATAACAGTGGCGGAAGCAAAGAGACAGCTATTCCTGTCGGAGTCGGACACAAGCCAGGACGCAGAACTGGCCAACCGAATTCAAGCCGCCCGTGAGCAGTGGGAGCACGACACCGACAGCGTACTGTTCACACAAACGCTGTCGGTGACTTCTGAGCAATTTGGCGGGCGACAGATTGAACTCGACAGCAGGCCGGTCACGTCGATCACGTCGCTAAAATACTACGATCCCAACGATGTGCTGACGACGTTCTCGTCCAGTAAGTACAGCCTAAACGCAGCGGATGGCGAGATTGAATTGGACTGGGCGGAATCATGGCCCGTGACTTCGATTCGCTGGGACGCTATCACAATCACTTACGTCGTCGGCTATGCGACAGCGGCGACGATACCGGCAATCGCAAAGCAGGCTATGCTTTTGCTGATTGCGTACTATCACTACGGCAATCGCGGTGATAACGATCGTCCAAACGATTTACGAGCGTATGAAAATCTTGTGCGGCGGTACATGCGGAGCAGCTACCCATGAGAGGCTACCGACCACAACGATTTCACCTTGGCGAAATGCGAAGCCGCATCACAGTTAAGAACGAGACGACGACACAGGATTCCGCTGGGCAGCCTGTTGTTACGCTTGCAACGTGGCTCTGTGACGAGCCTGCAAGGTGGGAGCCAGTGGCTGGAACTGAAGGAGCGAAAGGGCGACAGGTTGAGGCTGGAATCGCGGCTGTTTTTACTGTTCATTATCGCGAGGGTTACACGCCAAAAATGGAAGTAGTTTGCGACGGGCAAACGTACGGCATCGTCTATGTGAATCCTGTGGACGGGATGAATGCGTATCGCGAACTGCATTGCAAAGCGGTGGTGATCTAATGGCAAGACCGCAAAGACAATCAGGCGCAACAGTTGGCGTTGGGTTGCAGATGCTTAACGGCAACGATCTGATAAAGCAACTCGAATCGTTGGCAATTCAGGTGCGCGAAGTTGTTGGCAAGGACGCTTTGGAAGCCGGAATGAAGCCAGTGCAAGGTGCTGTGATCGCATTGACGCCCGAAAGCAGCGTCACGGGCTCACGCAAAAAACAATCGGCAAAAACACGGCAGAAGTGGTCAGGTTCGAAAAAACTTAAGTCAGTCATTCGCTCTGTGGTTCGCACTCGCAAACGAGCCGGCATCACGGCGGGCATGATCGGGCTTGTTGGGCCGTCATACAGCGAGGGCGGCGGACATGGAAATCTGTTCTCGAAGGATCACAAGCGGCGGGTGCTGTGGGGCCGGGACGGCGGATCTGTTCGCGTTGTCAATCAGTTCGTCAAGCGTGCCGCTGATCAGTCACGCGGCGCGGCAGAAGCTGCGGTCGTGCAGTCCGTGAAATCTGGAATTGAAGCAGCAGCGAAGGCAACAACGAATGGCTGATCTTGGAACAGCAGTGCGAGGGTATTTGATCGCGAACGCCGGGGTCGTTGCCCTGACGGGACAGCGGATCTATCCAGACGTACTGCCGCAAGGTTATACTGTGGCGACGGGCGGAGCATTGACATACACTATAATTGACACAGTTCACGAACACCTCATAAACGGGTTGTCGGGAATTGCCCGGAGTCGGATTGAGTTTGCTGCATTTGCAGGGACACGAGCGGCGGCAAACGTACTGGCAGAAGCCGTGCGAGCTTCCGGGCTTGTCGGAACAGTTGGAACGGTGGGTG